GGAGAACGCCAACCAAAACCTGTTCGGGGTGTTTTCGGTAAAGAATCCAGAGGTGACTGCCCAGATGGCGTCATCAATACCGGACGCCTCATCAAAGATCACCATCACACCGTCGTAGTTGTGGACACCGGCGTACGAGTCTGGGTTCTCCGCCGACCACAAACGTCCCTCCACCGACCAGTAGCGTGTGCCTTTCTTTAAGTCACGCTCGACCAATTCTGTAATCCACTTAGCAGGCATGAGTCGAGTGGCGCTCACCTCGAACCAATGGCTGTTCAGAGACATCGCCAACCACTTAGTAATCTCCGCCCAGGTGACTGACCGTAGCTGTGATTCTGAGTTGGCTGAAATGATGGTTGTCGAACCGATTCGGGTGGAGAGCATCCAAATGGTCAGCCAGCTAACAAGCGCAGACTTACCAATACCACGACCAGACGAGGTCGCCAAGCGTAGCGTATTAAAGTCCACCTTGCCGTTGTTCTGCGCGATGTGGTCTTTGATGGAGATAAGCACCTCACGCTGCCACTTGCGTGGCCCCGTGAAGTTAGCCAAGGGCGTACCTTGCACACCCCACGGAAACGTAAACAGCACAAACGCTAGTGGATCATCCTTGATCGCGGGCGACCAGAGACGGGACATGAGCGTCATCTCTTCGGTAGGGCTATAAAGAGTACTCTGCATTAGAGGTACGCCTTTTGGGACTGATTCCCTTGGAGGATTAATGTGGGGGAGTAGATGGTTGTTTGCATTTGTGAATGATAACAAAAAAAATATAAATAAAAATAAATTGTTTGCGAACGGTGCGCACACACACACCTCCAGCGCCATGCCCTACCCCCCCCCTTCGCTGCGGCGCAGCATTTTGCTGCACTGCGTCACGCTTGCGCTAAGGATTCATTAGCTAGCTAAGACTAGCTGAGTTAAGCAACACTTAACACACACACTAAGCCTAGCTTTATATTGCACTGCAACATTGTGCAATGCAACATTGTGCAATGCAGCATGGCATGATGCAATGCAACATGGCACGATAGCATTTGCCTATTGATTATGGCAAAGCGATAAATATATATATTGATTAATAATGCGCACAACGTGCTTTTTTGTGAGACTATATGTATTCCTAACCTGGTAAACCAAACAAAAGGACTACATCATGATTACGCTAATTACTGAAGACGGCTACAAATTCTTTCTACTTGCCGACGGCCGTGTTGTTGACTCACTCGACGAAGACACACGCGACATGACATTTGACACGTTAGCTGAGTTTGTCGAGGCAATGCAATCATGAAATCAAAATACATTATTCAATTTGACCGTCGCGGCAAGTACGGCATTCGTGTATGCACAATGTCCGGCATTGCGATGGGATACTTTATGCACATGAATGACGCTATCGCTTGGTGCGAAGCAAACTAACCCTAACCTGATTCAATCAACAAAGGATTACATCATGAGAACAAAACTAAGCGCCGAAGGCATCAAGCTTGTTGTCGATTATCTTGAGGCTAATGAGATTGAAATTGACCTAATCGACATTTGTCGATATTGGGTAGAGGAAAGGCCGGACTATGTCGCACACGAATACGGCCTGAAAAAATCGGATCCGATTTTTTTGGAAAGCGACGTGATTGAAACCCTAGAATTTAAAACCATGTACGCGGGCAAAACGTCCAAGGGTATGCTAGTCTATTTTGCCGATTAGTAAAAACACTATTACTCATTCTGATTTATCAAACCGAGGAAATACCATGACACAACGCATCACCGACAAGCAGCTAGATTCACTTTGTAGCCTCATTAACGCACTTACTAACAGCCCCCAAGAACCTTGGGATAATGGTAAAGCCAATGTAGGCAACTATCACGTTAGCCATGCTTATGGCGGCGTGTGCTTGCATCGCCACGTTAACGAAGGCGGCGGGGTTAATTGTCCCATTGTGCACGGCCATGTCCCCAAGCGTGAGTTATTCAACTTGATGCACGCATACATTAAAGGCTTACAAGAGGTGACAGCATGAACGAATACATTCATTCAGTAATAGCAGTAACACTTGGTGCACTGGCGATTTTTTTAGCAAACTACCTGTGAGGCAATTATGAGATTTGCATTTATTCCTAAGGCTCAATACATAATCGGGCAAATTATTAAAGTACAGGGGCGCAAGATGCGAGTTGAAAGCTATACGCATACAGGCCGCAATTTGATTGCGTGTACATTGGATAGTGCACCTAAATTTGAGCGAATTGCTTGTATATGTACTGATTCGCCCGCCATTCAAGAGGTGACACTATGAACTTCAATACCTTTCCAGGCCGTAACGACGATGTGCATGGCGATGAAGATTACTACGACTACATAGACGAACTCAAAAACGCCAACGTAAACGACGTGATAAAAAGCATTGCCGATGGCGGATGCGACGCCTATGAATGGATCAAGCTTTTAAAAGACGGTGATATCTTGTATCACTTGATCATCATTCTATGCAAAGGGCAAGACAAACCCGAATACAGCGAAATGCTCAAAGAGTTAAAAATTGAGATTGAGGGATGGTTGGTATGATCCCTCTAATCACCGGCATTACAGTAGTCCTGATAATAGTTATCTTCGACATATAAAAACATACCCCTAGAATCGATTTAAACCCGCTCTAAGCGGGTTTTTTTATTACCCCTTACCATCAACGTGTAATTCTATTAAACTTCGCTCTAACGTCTTGAATCAAAATGTCAAATCACTTTGGGGATAATGCTATGCAAAGGGCAAAAACAGCGCAAGAGAAATACAGCTATGAGGGCAAGCTTAGAAGGCTCGGCTCTCATAACATTGAGTACACCATACGGGAGGTGTGGCCAAAGATGCTAGAACGCATTACTGAGGGCAAAAGCTTAATGTATGCCACCAAAGAAGCAAAGATGTCTTATGCGACTGCTATGTATCAATTGCGCAATAACCCTGATCTTCAAACCAAGTATAGGGAGGCGATAGCAGAGCGAGGCGACTATCTTGCGGATGAACTAGTTGACCTATCGGACGAAATGCCACCGGTCGATCTGGACCCTGCTTTAATCAATGCCTGGGTAAACCGGCAAAGGCTTCGCATTGATGCCCGTAAGTGGACCGCATCAAAATTGCGTCCTAAGATGTGGGGCGATAAGATCGATGTCTCTGTCACGCATACCCAGATATCAATCAACGAAGCACTAAGAAGTGCTGAGTCTAGGCTTTTGGACAATGTGACGGATATCACCCCTAATAACAATGATGAAGTATGAGCGGTATTATGAAGTATGGAGCGGTATGGAGCAATATTGTCAATACTGCATAATCCATAACGCTCCCCCTTAAGGGAAGCGGTATGGGGGGTGTATCCTTTAGGCATACCGCATACTCCATACCGCTTAAATTTAAGGGTTAACCCTAACCCCACCTATCCCAAATAAATCAAGCGGTATGGAATGCTCAATTTTTCCATACCGCTTAATTTCACTCCCCATCTGACTCTTCTTTATACCCTTTTGGTAGCACATATCCCGACAAGTGCTGCCGGTTTCTCTGCTCAATGTGACTTGGGAAAGGGCTATAAATCACTTCAATTTCACCCGTTGCGACCATACGATCAATCAACTCTAACGCCTTGTTCCTGTCGCCTTTGATGCGTTCAAACAACTCTTTTTTGGTCAAATATTGACCGCGGTTTAGGCTCTTTAAATCATCAATTACGATTTGTTTTTTAATATTCTCTGCCTGGGCGCGGGCAAATTCTTCGCCTTTTTTGCGATCAACTTCTTTTTGTTTCTTTATGTCTGCGCGCCCGTTTGCTGACATAACTTGTGGCACCCCATGTATAAGGCTTTCCTTTATCTGATTGCCCAGCATGTCATGGGTGCTAATGGTGTTGTATGCAGCATCAAACATAATGCCATCGGCTTTGGCCATAAACCGGTGCTTGGCAGACTCAATCTCTAACCACCTTTTGCCATCATCTTCCTTTATTATGTAAAGTACTTGGTTGGCATCCGCTTCCCAGGCACCGGCACCGCGGGCACTAAAATCGGCCACATCGGCACGTTTGAGTGCTTTTGCCAAGTGTGCGACTAACCATAGGGGCATGGTATGGAATCGACTCTTGAGTGTGGCCATGGCGCGCCCGACTTCACTGTTATCACTCTCATTGTCCAAATCAATACTTGAATTGGTCGTATCAAACACCACAAGGGGATTTGTCTCATACACCACGCCATCGGCACTCATGTTGCTAACTGACATTTGCTCATAAATGGGTGCGACTTGTGCCACGATTTCGGGCGCCAGGCGGGCAGCTGATACGATCTTAAACCATTCGGACACTTCAGCGTCTGACTTGCCACCTAGGTGATTCGACTCTTTCATTGATCGCAGTATGCGCAGCACTTGGCGAGGGTCCTCAGATACCCATATGATCTTGCGACGCAATAGGGGTTTGAGCGCATCTTCGGGATCACATAAATGAGCGACACGAGTGGCAATCGGGACTAGCTGGGTTGTTTTACCCGCACCGGCAGAGCCTGCGATCAATACGACGCCTGATTGAATTAAACCGTCCAACACATACTCTTGTGCCGGTATGTTACCCATGTCATAGTCAACAAAGACGGCCAAGGGGTGCTTGGGTTGATCTTTTAGAATTGTCTCGGCAGCAGCATCGCCAAGGGCAGCGGAAGCACCAACGTCTTGCTCTGGCTCATAGCGGGATATGCTCTCGGCAATACGTCTAATGTCTGAGGCTGGCAGGGGTATATCGCACCGCTCGGCGTTCACTATGCTGATGGCTGCGTGAATCTCAGTGTTGGAAAAGCCATTGCGACGCATGGACCCTGCGAGAGACGCCAAGCCTGCATTGCGGTTGCCGGTGATCAAGGCGCCGTCGGTGGCAAGTGCCACAACCTTGCGCACGGCCATTGCGGCTAGCCACTGGTCAGGGATAACAAATGGGCATACGCCATCGGTCGGGTCGCCTGATGCTTCCCATTGATATTCACGCTCATTGATGTTCGATGGTGCGACCACAAAATAGCGCCCGCCGGACAAGAAATCAACGCCTTTGCGCAATTCACAACTCTTTAAACCATCGCGCCATTGGGCGATATAGTGCTGCCCACCACCAGCGGTCAGTTGGCATATGCCATCAGGCACCGCGCCATGCTCGGACGTGAAATCGTCCCACGATTCGTCGCCACCATTGCGGGGGTCAATATCAAACACCACAATGCCGGACTTTTCCCCTGCTGCAATGCCAATGTTGTAATTCGGATTCTGCGCCCACCAGGCACGGATCTGATCGGGGTCTATGGTCGCATCATGTACGCCATGTGCAGAGGCTGGGCGCTTATCGTTTGGGATCAATGGCAAGACATGCCAGCCCCATGACGCATACGCAAGCGCCGCATCTAGCTTGGTTGTTGTTGTCATTGGGATGCTCATGATTGAAAATAATCGGACAATTTTTTAATCACTTCATAAGACGGATTCTTATTTGTGCCGTTTTTAATGTTCAACACTGTGTTGTAGTGGATA